CCGCAATAAACACATGTACAGCCAAAATGCTCTTTGATGCTGCGCCTCCAAAGACGCTTTGCTTCAGAGGATGTCATGGTTATTAGGTTGTTAAGGTAATGATCAGGAGTTGGAAGTAGAGGGGTCATTTAGATGCGTACTTTTTGCCTTTGCGCGGACGTGTCCGGTTAACCTTCATGGATTCTTTCTTACAGGTATTAGGTCCGGTATGACTTGAGTCTTTACCATCTCTGTTGCCGTAAGTACCCATCTTGCGATTGCATTTGTTGGCTGCTGTACGTATCTTTAGTCCCTTTTTAGACTTGTTATATTTGGCCTGCTGCTTAAGACGACGCTTACGTGCAGCAGGGTTTTTCTTGTAATACTGAGATGTTTTACCGCTTGCCATAAAGTCTCGTTTGTACAAGTTCAGGATCGATCTCTGGCATAACGCTGGCTAGCTTGGACAACGGATTGCCGTCATACGCGACACCACTGATGTCATTGGTTTTTAGCCAATCACACGCTGCTTTTAGATCTTGTGTTGTAGCTTCACCAGATTTAATTCGAGCAAGAAACTCTTTAGTAACTAAATTATGGAGTTCGTTAAACTGGTCTTCAGTTGCCTTCTTTTTTGACATTTTTTTTCTTGGTAACCTTTTTAGGTTCAACGATAGATACGTCGGCTTCGGATGACTGACGCTCCAAAGCTTTTTCTGCCATTTCCTTAGTCGGAAATTCTTGAATTACTTTGCCACGAATGTTGTCAACAAGTTGGTAGGACATTAGCTATTTCTAAGTACGATTTGATCTAATTTGTTTTCAATACGGATCATGTGATCTTCCATCCTGGATACCAAGGTGGCTAGATCAGTTTTAGATACGTATTCTTGAGCTACTGTCAGCTCTAAAGTGTCAATACGACGGTCAAGACCGCTAATACGGTCGTGTACATTTCCTATTCTGTTGTGTAGTCTGTTATTCAATGCTGCCCCGCCTGCAATACAAGCGATAACAGCAGTTACTGTTGCTTCTAGCATTACCAGTTGAGATCTCGTTTGTCGATTAGTACAATCGGCACGATGTCCTGACATAAGACCGCTACACGGCTGCCAGGGCGAAACGTAAAGCCGCTTTTCATTATTTCCGTGCACTTCAATGCGCGAACTAATTCATAGTCAAGACGCATCTTTTGTTCATGTCGTCTTGCTATTTGCTTACACGTTTCAACCATGCCGCCGTCAAGCGGTACAGAAAGACTCAGCTGTGCTCCCCAGTTGTTTCCTTTGACATAACCGGAAGGCTCCATAGGAGTTGTGTCATTCCCCATGTAAAAGGGACTAAATGACAAGGTGGTGCCGTTACAGGAGTTGTTTCCGTGAAAATACTGTCTGGACGGTGCACCGTTGTTCTGAAACTGAACGGCTTGGTTAGTTACGTTGCCAGTAGCTGCTGCCACTGGATTAGATGTGTTGTAAACCTCTGGAGCATCTTCTGCGTAAGCTGGACTTACTGAGAGAAGACAGACAATGAAGTAGTGGTAGAAGTTTGAGTAACGGTTTCTGTGATGTCGATGTTTTCGATAATCCCCGCTGCTCGCTCCGTGATTTCCAGCTGAAACTGATCTCCAGGTGTTGTTACCGAGAAAGTTGTAGCTGCGTCTCCAATAGCTCCGCTTGGAGTTACGTTCGTTCCTGACCATGATGAATATGCGCCACCAAGTACCTCCTGGTCAATAGTCCTGGTGATATTGGTGGTAGTAGTGGTATTTGATTGCATACTCCCTTGTGTAAATTTAGGAGTAACTGTCTGTGCCGACACAGGTGTAGCTAGCATCAGTAAGACTAGAATTGCTTTCATTTGTTCTTTTCTCTTGTAATTGAAAAGGTTGCCAGTGTGCCGCTAAGAATTGAAGCGACATAAGTAGGGTCCATCTTTTCCATCCACCCTGCATAACTTGCCGTCAAAAGACCTGCAGACCAGACAAGGACAATGAATTTTATGAACTCACTTTTTTTTTGGTTATCTTGCTCCATGCTTGCTTAAATACAGGCTTCAATAAAGTGACTAGGTATTTAAAAAGTGCAGTAGCAGATAAGGTGGCAGCAACTGATACGAATGCTGTTGTGGCAGCAGTGACGAGAATTTCACCGCTAGGTACAGGAACCTCAATATCAGTACCTGGTACATCCAATGTTCGGACTTCAGGTGGCTGTATCTGTGGTGGTTGTACTACAGGTATCTGTGGCTTAGGTGGTGCACTCGGCTTACCGCTAGGTTTAATTCCTGGAGGTGGCTTAAGGTCGCTAGGTGGCACCACTAAGGGCGTATAAGACGGTATATCTGCCTGTGGTATATCAAGTACAGGTCCAGGCAGTTTAGGTGGCTCAGGGAGCGTTACAGAGGGAAGTAACGGTGGTTCTCCCCATTCCATTACTTAGCTGGGAATAGACCGTTACGTACAAATTCAACTGCCTTGTCGTCGATATCGTTATCAGTTGACTCAGCAAGTTTTTCTAGCATCTCAACAATCAAGCGCTTAACACGGTCGGATTGCAGAAATGAAAATAGTAGTGGGCGAATAAGAGTAATCATAATAATTAATTAGGTTTAGTTGGCCAAGTAACAGCGTGAGGGAATCCTGCAGCTTGCGGAATGTCACGTAGTGCTTGACGGTAAGGTTTCCAAGTGTCTGCAACAGTTGAATCACCAACCTGTGTCCAATCACTGTCCTGTAAAAGCAGGTTGCGATCCTTACGTACAGTATTTGCCACAGCCGCAGTATCGTCAGCGGTCATGTCAACTACTGCCCATTTTTCATACCATTTTCCATCGACCTCTTGGATGCCGTCTGCGACAACTTTTTTGCCAGGTTCAGCAGTTGGTTGGCTAGACGAATGCAACAAAGCTGCTCCAAATCCTTTGAGATCTTCATCCAATAGAATGCTAGAAAACGATGTATTTTTGTTTGCTTCTTTGAAAGCAGCTTCAGTTACAATTGACTCTGAAGCAGTAAGTACAATATTCATAAATTAAATTACCTTTCCATACACAATAGAATAACCAGATGTTGTACGGCCACCATGTCCGCTACCTGTTCGTTCTTGCCAGTTCGTAAATAAACTTGGGTAATTGGCATTTCGTCTACTAATCCCAAGCATTGGTGATTGACCAGATGTTGGGGCTCCATCTGAATCTGACAAACCAAAAGCTATACCATTTTGTGTTGACCAAGCACTGTCAAGACTATCACCGTTAATAGATGTATGATTTTTGTTGGTTACACCTAAAAAGACATAATCACCAAAGTCAGTTGCCCAGTTATCGCTACCTGTACGTGAGGATCTGGTGCTGCAGTTAATAAAGACACGTTGGCTTAAACTTGTAAAGACGTTTGTACCATTTACTGTAGCCGTTTGAATAGTGCCAACTTGTGAAGGGAGTGCATACGATAAGTTTGATTGAACACTACAAGCGTGATCATAAATATTAAAACCTGTACCATTCCATGTTGCTTCGCACTCGTCATAAAGAGTGCTTGCATTTTGATAGTGCTTGATTTGAAAACCACTGATATAAGTGGTAGAAGTTTTAAACGCAGGATTACAAGTGTACTTAGAGGCGTCAAGTATGTTAATTATGGTTGCAAGAGACTCTGAACCATTAAGTGCGGTTGTAGCAGATGTATTGAATTGCAGGGCATTTCTCATCCCGTATTCAGAATCGGGAGCTGGAATTGAATCCTGACTTGCGTTAAAATTTTTAACAGCAAACATTGGATACCAACCACTTTCAAGACTAGGCCCACCACCACTACTATAACTACTACCTGCAAAAAGATTAAATGAAGTAGGATCCATTTTTAACTCACATAATCTTTTAAACAAGCGCCATTAATTGTAGTGCCTCCATCATCAGTGACAAACATAAAAAGGTGTTTCTTTGCTGCAGTAAGAGTTGGTGCCGTATCACCAGGCCACTTAACAGCAGCAGGCCAATTTATATTTCCTGAAACATGGTCAATCTCCATAACCCATGATTGGGCATAACCACTTCCTGCAAATTGACCTGTAAAAGCAAGTGTTATGTTGCCATCAATTTGTTGAGTAAAATAGTTATTAGTACCAATATTAATGCTTGTATTACCAACACTATTACTTAAGACTTTATTTTCAACACGACTCTCAACGCGAAGAGCCCCATCAATTTCTACATCACCATTGGTATCAATATCAATACCACCGCTGGCTGTAGATGTGTTTTCTAAGCGGTTTACTTTTAATCTACTCATAATTAGGCTCCCGGTTTAGTAGGCCAAACAGGGTTGGCTGGGTTAGCAGTGTTTGCAGGTAGATCCCGCAAAGCTTGTCGATATACTTTCATATCATTTGAAATAGTAACATCTGACAGTGCAAGATAATCAGTTTCAGATAGTAGTCGATTTCGCTTATTTCTAAGCCAAGAAAAATACATTTCTTTTTCAACAAGCTTAGTCTCGTCATCAATAATAAAAACGTCAACGTTAACTACGTTTCCATCTTTATCATAAGCAATACAAGACCCATCTTTTTGATCGTGTATCCGAACAACTTCTGGATATTTGTTGTAAATAGCTTGATGGTTCATGCTGCAATCTCCCAGACAATCATGGAAGACGATAGTCGTTCATAATGCTGAGAACTAACGTCACCTACCGTGCGGTTCGTGTACAGAGTGGCTGTTACAGTGCCAGATTGCATTGCAAAAAATTTCATAGTAAAGGTTGAATTACCTAACCCTGTAAAAAGATGGCTATAGAAAGTAGATTCTGGTGTACTATTAGAGTCTGAAAGATGGTAGTTTTGAAAAATAGTGGATGAACCTACTGGGTGAGTAGAACCCATATTGAAACCTAAATGCTGGCTAGGTGGATTAGACGTACCTGCAGCAAATACCATATCCCAGTTAGTTGTAGAAGATAGCTCTCCATTCCACCGTACTTGTACATAGAATTTACTATTAGTACCAACTGGAGTAACAGAAGTTGCTAAATCTGTAATCTCACTCCAAGAAGTAGGACTTGTAGAAACAGAAGATGTAAGTTGTTCTTGATTGTAAACAACCTGCAAAACCTTACCAGTCGTCACATCGTCAAAAGACAGTGCACCTGATCCGTTGGTTTTTAAAAATTGACCTGCAGATCCGTCTGAACTTGGGTAAGTCAATGAATTGATCTTAGTTACGTCAATATTTCCATTACCGTCTTTAGCAATAATCTCACCAGCTGTAGCTGGTACAGTTAGTGCTATATCTGAGTTAACTGTATTAGGTACGTCTAGTTCAACTGAACCACCACCTGCAGCTGCTTTTAATCTAATTGACATCTAATTCAGGCCAGGTAGGGTTTGCAGGGTCTGATGTATTTGCAGGTAGGTCACGTAGGGCCTGACGATAGTTCCTCATAGCATCAGTAAGTGCTGTATCTCTTAGAGCTGCGTAGTCAGTTTTAGCAAGTAATTCATCACGTTTTTCACGTAGTGCATTCCAAGGTGCTAATTCTGTAAGCCGCACAATTTCAGCATCTATGTCGTTAGACGTAGGTTCGGATTGATTAGAATCTATCCAAGTCAATTCATCACCTCTTAACACCCATTCAGCTCCAGGCCGCAGTGAATTAAGAGCTTCTACCTTTGTAATTGTATTTATCATCCGCGAATCTCCAATAACGTAATTTTGGATGTTGATGGGATAGCGTCAGAACTTCTAGTTAGAGTTACAGTGCAGTTACTGCCATATGGTCTGCCTTGGCACTTATACGTAATCGCGCTAGTCGTACTAGGAGAATCGGTAAACGAAATAGAGTAGATATCAATATTTGTTGCCATCGCAGAATCGTATTTTGCAAACGGATTCACGCCGACAGCAGGCGATTGATAAACAGTGGTTGTATCCCTTAGAACTCTTAACCCCATTCCGTTCGCCGTAGTGCCACCAGAAACTACCCACTGAACAGCATGGTGTACCAAAACCAAAATTTTGCTGCTTGTACTTTTTGGCGTAATGGTGGCAGACAAACCAGAATCTACATATGTCAAAGCAGTAGTTACCACTCCTGTCTGTGAAGTGCCTTCTACTACCTGCAAAATATTGCCAGACTCTTCAACGGCAATCGTGCCGCTGCTTGGCATACTGGTATTAGAAAAAGTTAAGTTGTTTGATCCATCAGTTTGCAGTACTTGATTAGCACCGCCAGGTAGCCCTGGCAGTGTATAAGTTAAGTTGCCATCACATACTGCAGGAACGTTTAGCTCAATCGAGCCAGACGTAGCAGCGTTAAGTTTAATTCCCATAATTAAGCAACCACCCAATTCGATCCAGAAGGCACTGTTACAACAACACCTGTGTTAACAGTCATCGGTCCAGCACTAATTACATTTTTACCTGTAGTAATTGTGTAAGAAGTAGTGATGGTGTTGTCATGTTCAATAGCCCAAGCATCTGTACCAGCGCCTGTTGCGCCACCACCAATAGCTCCCCAAGCAGATCCGTAACCTTCAAAACCTGCTGTCGTGCTGTTGTAGCGGATCATGCCTGTAGCAGGCGTGCCGTCTCGTTGTGCGGTTGTACCTACTGGTAGTTGTGCGGATGCTGTAGCACCTGTTTGGACAACTCGGTTAGAGATGTCAGTTACATTCGTTGCAATGTTAGTTGTGTTTGTTGCGATATCGGTGTCGTTACTACTGACGTTAGTGTTCAGCGTATCAATATCACCTTGCAACTCCTGCAGAGAAGCTTGGACATTTGTTGATGCTAAGTTGCCACTAGCAGCGTTGGTAATGTTGACAGCTTCACCAGGCACATAGGTAATGACCCATGCGCTGCCGGTGTATACCTTCATTACACCAGCAGTTGTGTTGAAGTACAAGTCTCCTGCAGTCAGTGCATCACCGTCGTTATCGGTTGTAGGGTCACTAGCTTTTTGACCTAGGTAAGTATCGTCAAAATTATCGAATGCAGCCGCAGCAGCCGCAGCAGATGTAGCCGCAGCTGTTGCACTACCAGCAGCAGCAGTTGCACTGGCAGCCGCAGCCGCAGCTTCAGCAGCATGAGAAGCTAATAGTCCAGTGTCAATTTTTGCAGTAGTAACAGCACCATTTTGAATCTTATCCGTTGTTACTGCATTAGAAGCAATTTTCAGTGCAGTAATACTTGCATCAGCAAGTTTAGTAGTACCTACTGCACCAGCATTAATACGATTAGAAGTAACAGCCGAAACAGCAATCTTTGCTGAGGTTACAGCTTGGTCTTGGATCTTGGCTGTGGTAATACTATTATTAGCAAACTTGGCACCAGTAACGCTATTATCTACAATTTTATCTGTAGTAACACTGTTAGTAGCAAGCTTGGCGGTAGTAACACTTGCAGGCGTAATAGCAAGGTTAATGTCGCCAACACCAGGATTATTATCAGTAATTGTTATACTGCTATCTGCTGAAAACACGTTGCCGGGAAGCGTTGTGTTTTGAACGGAAGTAATTTGACCATCTACATACGATTTGTTTGTAGCGTCAGAAGTACCAGTCGGTGTTGCAACGTTTTGAATCCGCAGATTATTAGCATTAATAGAGGAGCCAAAGGTGGTTCCTCCATTGATAGTTACATCACCAGAAAACGTATAGTTACCGGTATATGTACCGCCGTTAGCAACGGCCATTTCTTTTTTAGATGGACCGACAATAATTACATCTTTTGTCGTGTCCACCATAATCTCGCGTTCAGCAAGAGTAGCGGCGGCAACCTCAGCTGTAGTACCGCCTCTAAGTTTTAAGGTATTTGCCATAATTAGAATTTAATGCAGTACATAAGTGCAATGTTGCGTGGGCGGTTTTCAGTAGATCCTGTGCTGCCAACTGTATGAGCATGTGTGCCAGCGTTAGCTAGTGAGTGGTTATGATTACCAGCGTTATTCATTGAGTGGTTGTGCCCACCTGCAGCTCCTGTAGACGTATTCTTTATCTCACTACGAAGTTTTATGCCGCCACCCGATCCATCGTGGTCAGTACCACCAGTTGTACTTTCTTCGCTATGGATATGATTACCAACACTGTTAATAGGGTGTACGTGAGTTCCAGCACTGCCTAAAGAGTGGTTATGCGTTCCATTACTGGTAAGACTGTGGTTATGGCTTCCAAAACTATCAGCTTGACTACTTAACAGAGCACGTCCGCTATCAACACCAGCACTATTATCCCAACCCCTTACAAATTCACCACGAAGGTCAGGCACGTTTGCTCCAACAATGGCAGCTAGTGCTGCATAAGAAGCAGTGCTTTGTCCGTTACATTCCAGATATCCAGCAGGTGCTGTAGCGCCGGCATACATAATGACAGAACCAACAGGCATCAAGCTCTTAACAGCAGATGCTGTGGCAGCAAGGGTTGTAGAGCCAGCCTGATAGTCGTTTGTCAACTGAACAATATTGGCAGCTGCAGTTGATGCAGTGGGTTGGGTTGCGTCAAAAACAACAGGTGCACCCATATTGACCGTACCGCTACCAGCGGGATCAATGATGACTGGATTACTGCCTGAAGAGGTGATAGCAAAGCCATTTGTATCTAGAGCACCACCAAGTTGTGGTGATGTGTCAGTAACGATGTTGTCAGCAATAACAGCACCGGCAGGCAGAGTCACCGTTCCAGCAAGCTGGTCAACGACAAAGGAATCAGTACCGCCGCCACCAACAACAAAGCGACCGTTTTCGTCAGTAGATGAAAGCCAGACTTGACCATCACCAATCTCTGTGGATTGACGAGTAATGTCAGCAAGACCACCATTGTCAGGGTGTGCCGAGTAGTCAGTACCACTACCCACATACTCAAAGACGTGACCACCAGTAGTGATCAGGGACTTTTGGTAGAAGTTGACAGCATTGCCAGAAGTAAGCGCAGCAATCAAACCATCATTAATGGACTCGTTGCCAGGCTGTGGGTTGTAGACAGTAATGGTGTAGTTGCCATTGCTATCAATGACGCTCTGCTTGACGGGATAAGAGTTTCCACCCACCTCAACGATCTGAGTAGTACGTGGAATTACTTGTGTGCCATGCCATGAGGCTGCAGCAGCGGGAGCCGTACACACGAATGTGATGTCACCAGCAGATGCAGGGTTGACGACAGTGGCAGTAGCAATGACGTTGGGGCTCTTACCTTCAGCAATCAGTCCATACCGACCAAAGTCAGTAGTGCAGTTGCTCAGGTTGAGCTGACCGCCATTACGGGCTTTTGCGTGGTAGTGGCAGAACGTTCCGAAGAACGACACCAGCTGTGCATAGCCATTGTTCGTGCACAGAACACCAGGGCCATCGAGGTTGATCTGGGTATATGCATCGACAACCATGGACCGCAATGGGCTTGTGGCCGATACAGCGTCACCATCAACAAGAACGCCGCCTCCACAAGGAGCAGACGTGGCGTCACCACCAAGGCCAGCCATCGTGTTTGGATTAAATCCAGAAGCAATGGTTTGGTTGGCGTTGTATACAGTTGTCTCGTTGTTGATCTGTGAGTCTGTGTAAGATACACAGTTTTGAATATACGGACTCTTTCTAATAGTTACACCGCTTCTAAACGCTACAGCCCAACTCTGGTTAGTTGGGAGGCCGTACGTAGTGTCAGTGGTATCGAGGCCATAGCCACCACGCACACCACTAGCCTTCAATCCACAGAAGGTAAAATTAGAAATATAAGTACCACTGTCAACTAAGAACATAGTGTTCAGTTCAGTTGCAGGAGTTGGATGGATAAAGCAACTACGTTGTGTAGTACCAACAATAGATACGTTTGACTTCTCAATACTAATAGGAAGCTGCTCTTGATAAATGCCAGCATTGACATAAATAAGACTTCCATCACCAGCTGGATCAGCGTTTATTAGATCAACAGCACGTTTGATCGTCTTTAAAGGGTTAGATGAAAAGAAACCACTGTTACCAACAGCATCAGAACCATTCAAGGTGTCAACAAAACGTGTCCTAGAACCAGTTTTTGGAACAAAAGGAATACCAGATGCAACCTCGATCCAACCAGATCCATCAAAAATACGATGAACTTGGTTGTCAGTTTGGGCATACTGGACCCAGTGAAGACCCTTTATTTCCTGATCAGCTGTAGGTTGTGTGTCCTGTACAAGCGTATTAGTACGCCTGTCATCCATATACTTTTTATTGATGGCATCAGCGTCAGATGTTGGGTCAGCAAGGTTTACAATCTTGCGGAGCTTCATGTCAACATTGGCCCAAAACTCTGGTGCAAGTTTATCAACCTTAAGATCTCTAAACTCCTGGTCAACAAAGATAGATTGAAGAAAGTTATCCTCTAGATCTTTAGCTCGAATAGAGCTACCAGCAGTAAACAGTGCTTTACTGGTTTGGAAGTCAGTCTTCCGAATAATCAGAACGTTACCGAACCCAGCACTAGGTGGTGAAGCAGGTGCGTTACCAGCATTAAAGGTGATCTGTGATCCACTGATGGTGTAATCAGTAGAAACTGTTTTGGCGTCCCATGCGCCAGTGGTGGTGTTATAGACATAGACAAATACGTCGTCGTCTTCAAACTTGGAGAATGGGAACGTGAAGATTAGGTTCGTACCGTCACCATCACCTCTCCAGTAACTGTTTACTGTAGGTTCAATTGCCATTGTAGTTATGCGTATTTAGTAGATTCAATAATTTCAGGGACAGTAGCTTGATTACGTTTACGATCAAATTCTGCATCATCGAGTTCTCTTTGCTTTTCAATCACTGCTTTGCCAGCTTCAGTCTTTCTCACTTCTGCCCAAGCATTAGCCTGAGCATTTTGAATAGCTGCTTTAATAAGATCATTATGTACATAAGCTTTCATAGGGTCGAAGTTTTCTCTGCCATTAGCACGGTCTTCCTCCATATCCCTAATAGAGTCCTGCACATCTTTGCGCTCGGCCAAGTTATCAAGAGTCTGCTCTAACGTAAGGCCAGTATCTTTATCGGGTGCGCCCATATACATCATATACAGCGAACGCACTTCTGGATACTTACGTAGATTAATATTGTCACCAACAGGATCAGTCATGACAGACAGACGCATATCGAATCCACTATCAAGAAACAATCTGCGACCGGGAGTCATAGTGTCAATTGAAAAGTTAAAAGGCAAAACAGCATTAACTGCTCGCTGCCAAAAGGGCCAATCCTTTAAGGGTCTGCCGTTAAGCATGTCATATTTAATAGGCAAGTCAGGTGTAACACCTCCTAACTTTCTTTCAGCAATTTGCTCTGTCGCAAGATTACGATTACGGATAGCATCTGCCGTACCTTTCATAACATCATTATGCAATTCGCGCTGGTAGGGAGTAATAATACGTCCAAATTCATTTCGCAGTGATGCAAGAGGAACTGTGTTATTAAGTATTCCACCTACAATGCGTCCGCCAGAACCAGGCTGACCGCTAAAAAGGTCAACCAATTGATTGAGTCCTTCAAGATAAGATTTTGATGAAACTGCACCAGCTAAAGCAGTAGCTTGCAGTGCCAATCTATTTTCAACCCATTCTTCACCCATGAGTGCTTGGTTGTCTGCAATATCAGCCATGGTTGCCATAATTAGAGAGAAGGGTTCAAAGGTGTCATAACTAACCCAGACATTGCCGAGCTTGACTGACCTTGGTCTCCAACCTGTAGCTTCCCAAGCCGCTCTCATACTTGCGTCAGCAGGTCCATTACCAGTCAACTCACCTGCTTTATATTTTTCCATACCAGCATATGTAACAGCTATACCCATTGCCTGTCGTCCTAAAACTCCAGCTCTTTCGGCGTTCAAATCATCAACACTTTTGATGCCATACTGAGCAACATTTTCAAGGTTGTCTGCTGAAGCAGTAAGAATGTCAAATGATTTTTTATTTAAGGCACCAATAATGGGAGTGTGTTTATAAGCAAGGGACAAACCATTAATACCAGTCCTGGCAAACAAATAAAAGGGTCTGACCAGTGGATATTTATTCATAAGAGAATCGAGATCCTTACCAAAACCTCTTAGCTCTTGCGTCATTGTGGCTTCTTTATATGATTTTTCTAAGAAACTATTTTTAGAAAGATCGATATTACCATCTGCATCTAGCAATTCGTTGTAGAATTTAGATTCTATTTTTCTTATATCAGAAACTTGGACATCATAAAGGTCACCTGACCTTTTCATTTGAAGAGCTTTAAGAGTGGCACGTTCTCTTGAATGAGCACGGGCCATAATGAATCGGAAAGTGTCGTCATAAGCAGCTAGTAATCTAGGTGTCCATGACAAGAATCGAACATCATTAAGCTGTCTGGCAGCACTTGCTAGGTGATACGCAGCAGAGTCGCCTACTGTACCTCTAGTGTCAGCCCAACGACCCATTGCAGCCCATTGTTCGTCAGCATTAACTGTTTCAGTAAAACGAGTACGCATATTTGAAAAATCACCTGACCAGTAAGAGTCGAAGCGTTTTCTAAATACAGTGTATGCTTCAGGAAGTACTGACCCAAATGCATGCAAATTAGCGAGATTAGCTCGTAGTTGATCCCGCGAGGCTCCACTAAATGGAGCAGTAAAAGATGCACCAATTGCTCGACCTAGAGGTTGCATAATGGCAACTTGACCAGTACCACTAAGTGCTCGCCAACCTGTCTTAACACCAGACAGAATGCTATTAATCATTGTGCCTGATAATTCTCGCAGCAAAACGCTTTCATCAGTAACACTGAACAGCTTTTTACGCATAAACTTATCTAAATCCATCCAATTTTCGACTTGATTACCAAGCGAAAAAGCTTCTATAATTCCTTGGAATATTTGTTCGTTTTCAGACTTACCAATAAATTGGATAGCCATATTAATTTGATCCCTAGTGGTGTTTTCAATAGACTCAAATGCTTGCTTACGTGCAGCTTCTTCACCTAATTCTCTGACCAGCTGCATTCTGCGACCAGTCTCACTCCACATGTATCTTGCTTTTTTTACCTCAGTTAATCCAATGATCAGTCGATCAGCAATTGTTTTCATTGGACCGTCAACGTCAAAGACATCAATAACATCCTTCATCTCCAAAACGCCTTGAGAAAGATCACGAAGCTGTCTGAATAGTGCAGCGTTAATTAGATCACCAGTAACCATTGCTTCGGTTGACCAATAGTCCATACTGTTGTCACCTCCAGTACGTCCTTTAAGCATTGATTCGATAGGTTCCCAAAACTCATCTGCAGACATGCCATCAACGTTTCGACCCATTACTTCTTGGAAGCGTTGGTAAGATCTGCCAAAAACCTGACGTGGTGTCAAGTTCATAGCCTTCATTTGTCTAACGGCTTTTTCATAACGAACATCTCCAATAAGATCTTTTATCAGATCAGCCATAACCTTTTCTGTCATACCATTCTCGCTTGACATACGCTCAGCTTGAGCTGCAGTAAACGGAGAGTCAGTAGAACCTTTACCAGCAGTGGGATCTGTTTCGATCTTGTTTGCTTGATTATGAATATCAAAAGGTCTTCCAGTCGAATTAGGAGAGCCCTGCCAAGGATCAGCAATGGGCTTGTTCATGTGAGCCCTGAATTTGACTACAGGTTTTTGAGGTGTAGCAGTACCAGGTAGTGCAACTTGGTCAGTGATGTCACGTACTTGAACAAGTTCTATAGCCTCGTCAAATTCCCGTCTTCCTTGCTCGACAATTTGATCGGTAACATTTTGATTACGGGCGATAGCTATCTCAGCACCCTTTTCGCCAAACAGTTTGCCAACCAATTTGTCAAAGGTTCCGGCCATACCCATCTCTTCCACCATAGTCTTAAACTTTTTAAGAAGAGGATGGTCAGTATCTTTAGTAGCTAGTGCTCCAAGAATGTAACCAAATTCAGGACGAGCCTCAACAATTTTTCCACTGAGGTTATGGTCGTCATGTTGTTTAGAGAGTAGACCGGCTAGAGCAGCAGAAGTCATTCCGACCCCCATTGAACCCAAACCAACTACAGCTCCTTTAGTTGCCAGAACAAGACCAGCACCATAGGTGCCATAGTGAGAAGCCTGTTCTACCAAGCTTCCCCACCAAGTACGAACCATTGGGTTAGGGCGATCAGCCATTGGATCCCAATCAGGCTTGTATTTGTCATCTCCAATATCAATCCCGCGTGCTGCATCAGTCAAACGCTCTGGAGCAGTGACAGCTCCATCGACTGCATCAAGACCACCTTTAGCAATAGCATTGCGGAGTTCGACAATATTTTCTCCAAGACCAAACTCTTTTGGATCTTTAAGTTGCTGGTTATATTCAGCAGCTTCAAGAGGGATACCAGCTTTGACCGGTGTAAATCCTTCAGGTAAAACGTCTGGGAGATCTACACCTTCTGGTACTTTTACCTTTGGCTCTGGTTGTTTAGAACCGAAACTTTCTCTAAGACTAGCTTCTGCTTCTTTTCTAGAAACTGGATTATCTGCGGCTTCCTTAGCGACTCTTTCACGATCTTTGGCAAGTGCTAGTTGACGTTGTTTTTCCTTTTCTTCCTCCTCTAGTTCTTCACGATAGATATCTGAATCCTTATAGTTATGAGGATTCTCAAAATCATAAGTAGGCATAACTCAATTAGTAACTCCTGGCATCAGTACATTTGGCTGTAGATACGGTTCACTCCTGATAATATTTAACATACGTTGGAGCTTTACAGGATCTTCAAACTTGAGACCTCTCCATTCATTAATTAATCCTTGAACACTGTTTTGACCAGGCCAAGAGATGCGTTGTTTGGCACGTTCGATTGCAAACCTGTCCTGTGTCTGTGCATCAAAAATAGTGTTTTCGTCAACGACACCTTGTGCTTTTAACCTATTAAAAGTTTCTCTCAATGTACCGGGTACAAATTGGTATCTACCAGCAGCAAAGATCTTGCGATCCAATCCAAGCTGGATTAATGTACCTAAGGATAATTGAGAAATTGGAACGCCGAATCTACCATCCTTAGCACTGTTACCGGGGTCGATAGGAGTGTAACCATTATCATCACCACCTAAGTTGTACGCATCATATTCTCCATGAGCAGCTGATTCACGCCCCGCGATAGTATCGAGGAACCAACGGATATCACCACCTTGAGAAGTTGCATTAGCAGCAGCTCTAAAGGATCTGGAACCAGTGTTATACTCTCGAAGAAGTTTCTTAATATCAGGTGATAAATCATCAACTACTTCTTCTACTTTGGGTTTAAATAGACCTTCTTTATCGCCAGCGGCTTTCAACTGTGCATCAGCATAGTCCCATGCACTGAGTTGAGAACCAACAGCTAAATCTTTATAAAATTGGGGGATCTCCCCCATACCAGTACGCTTAAACTTTTTAAGCTGCTCAATGTAATCATCCGTACCAGCAAAGACTTCATTTTCATACGAATTAGGATCAGCAGCAAGTCTATTCCTGGCATTTCTAACTGCTATACCTTTATCTGCATCTGTTTTAGGATCTGGATCATATTTATCATTACGTGTATAAGTATTATATGGTGGGTTGAGATTTTTTAAAACGCTTTTCTCTGCTGCTCTCAATGCTTCAGCATCATTTGCATAATCACCACTGGTGCGGTTTTCGTAAAACTTTTTCCTTAAGTCGGCTTGGGCACGTTGCTTTTCATTTGTAAATGTTACCTGTTTGTCTTTTCGGATTTTTCCGTAAGCATCCAGATACTTATTATTTAGTGCAGCAACGATATCTTCATCGCCGTTCTCAAAATACTTACTTCCTTTTTCAGCAATATTACGATCAGCTTGCACTTGTGGCAAAAACTTATCTTGAATAGTTGAGCTGAAGCGGCTAACATCCCTAAGAGTAATATAACCCTGACTGGCTCTGCGTGCATTCAAATATGCAGTAGCAGCTTCATCGTCAAGGTCTTCCCGAGTTTCAATTTTTTGAATAATCTCTTGGGCTCTATCATAATCGATAAAGTTGGGATCATCTGGATCAGTGGGTAGCTCAGCGATAGCAGCATTGAGTTCACCTTGAGTAATAGGATTACCTGCGTCTGCTCGCTCTAATGCAAGCTGAGTCAATTGTCTTTCAAATGCTGTTGCATTTCGCGTAATTAAAGCTTCGCGGGCTTCATAGTCGGCTTTAGCTTGATCTGCAAATATCTGATCTAAACCGTCTAAGTCCCGCGCAATTACTTTTTTAGCGGGTTTTCGTTGGCCGTCAGACCTGTCAGTAATAAGAGCAAGCTCAATGCTTTGGCGGTCTTTCGGTTTAATAACTTTGTCACGTGCTAATTTGTCTAATAATGTTCTGCCTTCTTTTCGCGAAATGTTGCGAGCCTCTAGCTCTCTAACGTAAACCTCACCAAAGAAAGTAGTGCCTGCAGCAGCTCGAATACGATCTAATGCATCATCTTTTCTTTCTTGTTTGTTGATCTTTTCACGTTCAGTATTCCACTGGATAGCAGAAACTTGAAGGTTTTGTCGCAGCTGTGGGAACACATACTTTTGTGCAACTTGAGGATTAAGACCAGGGAATTGAGAAAGATACTTTTTGGTAAATTTGTCCATCCAAAGCTGGAAGTCCTCTGGTTCTTTCAGAGCGGAATACGTAAGAGTACGTGTACTGCCATCAGAATCTTGAACAGTAACCGACATGTTCTTTTGAGCAAAGGACATCATCGTCGGCAACATGTTTACGTTGTTTTGAATTTGACCAACGTAACGTCCGTATTCTCTCCAAGAACCTGCACGACGTACTTGATCAGCAACGATGCTATGACCGTCACTGGCTTCAATTTTGTCAGCAGTCTTGTTAATTACTGAAGTAGAATCTACAAGCTCTTGTTCTGCAAATGTTGTAAGTGCAATACCAGTGTCATCATCGTCACTATAAAAAGCGTCTACGATACCGGCCTGCATTTCTGCTTCATTATCCTTTTTCTTTTGTTCGACAAGTGAGTCCATAAGGGTTCCACTAAAAGCAGCTAATGAATCGAGGACTCTTTCACGCTCAGCCGTTTCAGCAGAAGCATAGTTAACACTGACTTGATCATCTTCTTCAGCTTGGCCAAACACAGAAGCCATAGCTTCTTCTTGCTGTTTGGCGATGTTGTCAAACTGAGCTTCGTAATCAGGTACTTGTAATGGGTTAAAAGATGATGTCATTAATAAACCTCAGTAAGACCGCCACTAGCGCCTGGCACCTCGAACGGATAAACAGCGAGAGGAGTTGGTGTATTGACACCAGGACTAATGTTAAAACCTGGTACAGGTACATCTTTAATTCCAAGCAAACTACGATTGGTATTAGGTGTACCACCAATCATGGGGGGTTTTAAAGCATTCTGTGTATTTACTACATTCAGAGCCGTTTCTCCTAGCCCAGTAACAAGGTCAAATAGCTTGTTTTGAGGAGGTGCTACAGCAGGTGTGTAGTCCTGAATGTATTGCTGATAGACAGGATTAACAGCTGCAGAAGCTTTAACCTTTGACGCTTGGTTTTGTGCTGTAAATCTGTCAAGATAACCACTAGTAATTAGATCATCTCTGCTTCTCATCAGCGCATTTCTACGCATTGCATTGGTTCTACCAAGCTCTGCTAAGCGTGCAGAATCAAGATTCATCCGACCACTGCCAGAACCAGTCATACCACGGAACATTTGGATAGCATCTTTTTGATTGTCCATCAATGAATCACTGACAAGTCGATCCATTTGTAGTTGTCGGTTAGCTTTTAATTGATCTTGGCTAGTGCGTATAGCTTGTAGTTGGGCAGAAACGTTTGCACGTACCCGCAACGACTTAGCTCTAATAGAAAGATTATTAAAATGTATACGTTGGTTTGCACGGTTGATTGAATTCACACGTGCTACATTTGCAGCATGTGCAGCTTTTTGGGCACTATTATCAAACAAACCAGCTACTGACTTAACAGCTCCAAATCCTAATGTCGCCCAACTCAATGGCTCTAACATTTTTTAAATAAAATAAAGGGTAATTGTTTGGGACCATATTGAATCTCTTCAACAAAGGTAAACCCCAGATATTTCAGCAACCTAAGGTGTGCTGTATTGCGCTTATCTACATAGTTCCACAGAAGAGTTTCTGTTCTGCTGTCTATAAAGCGTTTCGCCTGCCTAGCAAACAGAACAGGGAAGTCATGGATAGCTGGTGTACAGAGCATCCATACAGCTCCGTTATCACCTATCCCAGCTAGTCCGGCAGTCCTGCCGTCAGGTACTGTGAAATATATGCAGAAGCCTTTCATAGCTTCTTTAGGTATCGCATCTATAGGATCTACCCCATACCCATCAACTACCTCTCTATGGTCTTCAGGCCGTAGATTAGAGGCCACCTCAACGGCAGCCTCATGTGTAATTGGGTGTATAAATCTAGATCCGTTTGTAGAAGTTGTTTGTATATTCTCCTTCCCAAGACAGGGATTGCAGGGTTGCAGGAGAGGGGTGGGTTGATTTAAGGATGACATTAACGTTGATATTACGTTCGTACACAGGTAATGTTCTAAAACTATCGTCAACGTACGGAACAGTGTTGGCGCTATAGCCATTCATCAAAGATGATTCATGCTTATCAACGTAGTCAGCTTTACCAGTACGTTTAAGAGTAGTCCAAAACTCACCAACAGCACCGAAGTTAAACTTCAGACGTTGCAGGATCAATGAACCTGAGGTGTCAGCAACGACACGTTTGTCTTTTGTTTGGGTTGGGAAGATAGTTGGCAGCTCAACACTCATCTCGTATAAGTAGCCAACAGTAATGGGTTGTGCTGTCCAGTCACCGGTTAGGGATACCGTCTGGCCACCAGAGTCGTATTCAGTAGATGCGCCAGCAAGTGAGTTGATCGATGTAGTACCAGACTCAAGGTCATACACGGTGGCACCCTCAAGGTCAGCGGTATTCAGATCAATAAACTCAGCGTTGATGCTGTCGTTGACATCAATGACGGATGTCTCACCAACCAGGGACTCGAATGCTTGCTCCGTTCCTTCGACAATCTGGTAACGACCTTTGTCTTCACTGTTGTTAGTAACGATTGCTCCAATAGATCCGCTGGTATTAAATGCAGCAGGGAGAGCAAACGTGGTCTTTCTAGTCGTTGCGTTGTATGTCAGCGATGCAGCAGGGACAGTGACAAAGTGATCAAGGTGAATATCGAATTGATCTTCATCATTTAAGATTGAAGGAGTAGCAGCTGAAGTGAGTAGCGGTGTACGAGTCAAAGTTTTATCGTCATGCACCACGTAATAATCATCATCAACAACAAAGTGATGTGTAATAGGTCTACGTAGACGCCACTTAAACCAAGCTCCTTGAAGACGTTCCTGAACCTGTCCGTAGTAGCGGAAGCCAACTACATTTTGAGTATCCTTTTCCGCCATAAACACGAAAGAATTTTCACGTGAATTAGCAACTAGGTTTAGACCAGTACCCATCAACTTGGAGACAGGCTTGCTTTGCTCTACGACATCTGGCTCGCCTTCCCTTCGGATGTTTACCATCTCGAAGAATCTGCTGAACTTACCAGCGTTGTCTACAAAAGCTAGTGTCGTACCTAATGAAATAGGCGATACATCAATATTGTAGTTATAGGTTGATAGTGCATAGACCTTTGCGGTCTCAGGATTCAGAGCAGTATCATCAGTGGTAAACAAATACTGAGCATTGCTACTGAACAACACAAGACCAGTGTTCATCTCAATTCCATCAACCAGTTCATTAGGACTGGACGAACTGCATGAGATGTCAATACGGTCAATGCCAGAAAAAGTCAGAGCTGTTTTATTCCAGAAGTTACCAAGATCACCGGGTTGGGTGAGGATGATGTTTGATCCACTCAGGAAGACCAGGCGATCTCTGTGAAATAAAACCTGGTTAATTTTTTTGCCAACAAATGATGGCTTCTTATTTGTGTTGTCGTCACCAACCTCACGTTGTGACCACGTGTAAGTGCCCAAAGTCATGGTGGTAGCACCAGTCCTCTGCAGGATGTACGGCAAAGTCGTTGCATCAAAAGTTGTCTCGATGCCTGGTCCTGCACATTCTTCCCAAACACCGGGACCATCACCATCAGTACCTACAAATTTTAAGTAGTAGTCATCTTCAGTTAGCTGTGCCGAGTTGGTCACTTTGACTATGTAACCATCTTTGCATTGAGTAGGTAACTTAGAGATGTCATTAACTCTGTCTTGTGTAATCTCAAAAAGATCACTCTCTAAAACTTCAATATTAAATGCAGAGCTATGCGTCAAATAGATACCGTTACCAAGGATAGTAGCCGTAACTCCACTGATCTCAGAAACAATAGAGTTCAGCACACCAGCAACAGAAGTACTCGTCTCAGCTTCAATGTCTACAGGTACAGGACGGACACGGCTAAGGTTACCTTTGTAAGAAGCAGATACTTCTTTAGTAACAGTAACTGTATAATTTAAACCTTCAACTACAACAGTAAAAGTAGGAAGAGTTGAAGTGTAAGAACCACCATGCAGTAGGTCAACACGCAGTGTGTATTGCGTATCGTATTGAGCATTAGGAGGACTGGTGTCGTAACCCTCTACGAAAGGTTGGCCAGCAACAGTTACACGGACAGCAATACCAGTTGTAGGATCGACGTGAACTTTAGATCCAGTAGCTCTAGCATCATCATGACCAGCAACGTTATTAGTAAACGGGCCAGTAACAGTGACGGTTGTTGCAGAACGCTCTAGAGCTGTTGTTGTATTGCTGTAGATATTTAATGCATATTGACGACGTGGTTGGATCTGTTTCAGTTCAATGTATGCAGAGTGGGTGTCCGGCTTGGACGGAGCAACTGCACCAGTCATTGAAACCGTCTTAGTTCTATTAACTAGAAAAGTTGTGTCATTAATAGTAAGGGTTTGTATATGTCCATCTTGAGTATGATTCAGGTAAGAAGCAGGAGAACCACTGTTAGTAATAGTCATTTCCTGGCCATCACTACAGCGCCACACACGGACAGAACCGTTACGTGCTACCTGCCCAACATATGAACCTTCATTTTCATCACGATAATAATTAAACCAGCAACCATCGCTCTGTTGGTTAGCCAACGTAGCTACAAACTTAGAGCCAGGTCGCTTCATTAAACCTTCAGTAATATCAGGCACAACATTCACAGCGTTCCTGACTTGACCAGGTAGTTTCTGATCGTCGGGTTGTTCTGAAATACCTAGTACAAAGTTTGGAATCTTTTGTGTAATGCTTGCCATCAGCGCCTCAATACATGGAAGGGTTGGTAGGTTTGGTAATATGTATCACTTGGGAATCCCATAAAGTTATGGTCTCCCTGATTGCATTCGTATTCGACACAGGCTGCACGTGACATGCCTTCCTGTTGTTGTAGTAGTTGGACAAGCTGTGGGTTGGATACCAACTGAGTAGCAGCACGGGATGCAGCACGGGCTGTGATGTACCGCTGGAAGACAGAGGGGATATCAGCGAAGTCGTAGATGCGAACAATGTCAACCTCAATGGGTTGTGTAAATACATCTGTGTGACGCACCTTGTCGTAGAGACGACCCTTGCGTTGAACAACGTTGGTGCTTCGATCGACCTGACCACCGCTGATATCTAACCTGAGAGTATCTACAGGTACATAGATGTAGCCATGCTGATCGGGTGACAAAGGTACATTCTCTTCACGGTTATAGACCCAGCCTTCGTTCTGTACATCAACCATAGATTCACGGAAGAGGTTATAAACAAAAGAGATCTCTGGGTTCTCTGTATTCAATTGAGTAACAGGCGCTTGTCCGATGCTCCCCAAGATTGAGTTCACAGCGGATAGTTCGGTATCGGTGCCAATAGTTGAGGACATAAGAATAAAAAAAAGGGACCCCGAAGGATCCCTAGGAAAGAATAAATATCAGAAATCGGAAGGTGCAGTACCACCAACATACAGCTCAACAGCTGCAGCTGGATTCAGATAATCCGCCCCGCAGGCCAAACGTCCGAGCATAACATCACCCTGGTAGATGACGGATACGTCTCCATTTGTTACCTGTACTTGAGGACCGATTGCTTCAACAACACCAGCTGCTTCGCGTTGGAAGATCAGGCCAGCAGACACAGCGCCGAATTCGGTAGCGGTGCCGTAGTCGTTGTTGATGCCGGTAGAAGCATTGGAAGCATCTTCAAGGTCAGGACCAATGAAGTCACCCAGATTGCCAGGTGAAGTCTGTCCGGTAGTGCCACCGTACTTGGTGCCGTACTTGCCAAGGAACGGAATGTTCATTGACTTGTAGATCTTGATGCCAGCGATCTCAATGATGCCTTGGCCGGACTGCAACGCAGTGCCTTGAGCATCACGGTTTACCAAAGCATTTGTGGGTACAGCTTGGATCAATTCATAATATTGTCGTGGGTTCAATACGGCGACACGTCCGTCGCCACTGACACCCTTCTCGTCCATTGCAGCTGCAGCGTCATAGAAGGCTGAAATCAGAGCAGCAGAAGAGAAAGCATCAGATTCATCCGTACCAGCGCCAACACGGATCTGGGTGCCACCGGGCTCAGCAAAGTTAGTTGCACTAACAGGAGAAGCCTTACGTGCACCACGTGCAATCGCACGGAAGATCAAGCGGTCGTACTTTTCTGCAAGAGCGAAGCCGATCTTACGTGAGATCTCCGACCTCAAATCGTAGTGCGAAAGTGTTTCGTCCAGGTTGTATACGAACGCTGAACTGATAAGCAGATCATCTACCGTGATGGTCTTTTCTGCAACGGGCGGCGCGCCGTCGCTGTTACCCAAAATCGGATTTCCAGGAGTATGGAATTCAGCTTGGGTACGACCAGTGTAGATGAACTGAAGAGATTTGCCGTTCTTAAGAGTACGCTTCATAACCATATCGCGAGCGATAGTGTTATGCTGGAACCCTTTAAACATCTCACCGCTGAACAGCTTTAGGTAAAGAGCCCTGCGCTGATCAGTTGTAGGAGTCTGGCCCCCCGCCAGATTATTAGCACCAGGAATTACCTGTGGTGCCTTAGGGGAAGTAAGTTGTTGTGCCATTTCTAAAAGAGAGTAATAATGTATAACCACTCTCTGAACGTTCAGAGTTATTCAATTGTCGTGTGGTCTATCCCACCGTCTAGACGGCTAAGGGTATCCGGCTTACCGGGCCAAAGCCAATAAGTGAGGGAGGACTCGAACCTCCCTGTTAGCCTTTAACTAATCACTTGGTGTATGCGACACCGCGATACACGTAACGACGAGCGATACGTACCATGATGTTTACCTCCGAGGAGATCTAACAGTCCCGTTCCATACTGTTAGTAGCATGCGTCTTCTACATTGTGTCGAACAAAACTTCGAGTTTCAGTTTGTCTAGTTGAGCTTTAAGTACCAGAAGAGCTTCTTGCTCACCTGGATCACCACCAGGCCAGAACTTAATGTAATGGCTGACAGCTTTGTGCATAAGTTCAACGTAAGCATCGTTGACTCTAATCTCGTATTCCATAATTAAGAAGATGAACGGACGGGTTGCTTAACCGATAGCAGGTGTCTTCAGTGCGATAGGCACGATGTTGTTAGCTGCAAGATCAAGCGGGAAGTTATGTGCATTTCTTTCGTGCATAACCTCAAGTCCAAGGTCAGCTCTATTCAATACATCAGCCCAGGTGTTTACAACCTGACCCTGTTTGGTCAAGACGGACTGGTTAAAGTTAAGGCCGTTAAGATTAAAAGCCATAGTGCTAACACCCAGAGCTGTAAACCAAATGCCGACGACAGGCCAAGCTGCAAGGAAGAAGTGGAGTGAACGGCTATTATTAAAGGAAGCATATTGGAAAATCAAACGTCCAAAATAACCATGTGCAGCCACGATGTTATACGTCTCCTCTTCTTGACCAAACTTGTAGCCATAGTTGAGACTTTCCTTTTCAGTGGTTTCACGAACCAAAGAAGAGGTGACAAGACTGCCATGCATAGCTGAGAACAGAGCCCCACCAAATACGCCGGCAACACCAAGCATATGAAAAGGATGCATGAGAATATTGTGCTCAGCCTGAAATACCAACATGAAGTTGAAGGTCCCTGAAATACCAAGAGGCATTCCGTCAGAGAATGAACCTTGTCCAAGGGGATAAACAAGAAAGACAGCAGCCGCTGCAGCGACCGGCGCAGAGTATGCAACACAAATCCAGGGCCTCATTCCGAGTCTGTAACTAAGTTCCCATTCTCG